GAAGTGAATAATGTTCTGACTTCAAATGTGATTTGAACTGGAGTTGGAGTATTGGAAACGGAAATTTTATCCTCCACTTGAAAACATAGATCCTCCTCTCCATCCTCAATAAGACTTTTGACTCGAATGTGGTGATATGTCTTCCCAGCTTTGGATTTTACAGGGAAGCAATCCAGTATCACACCCTCACAAACACAGTTCTGCATGTCTCGCTCCTTTAGTTTTTCTTATTTGTCCTCTTTGACTTGATTATAGTATAAAACACACTCCTTGTCAATAGCGGAAGAGTACTTTTATTCAATATTTTTAATTAGAGAAAATATAAGAAAGAAAAGAAAGAATAAAAAACGGCCCATAGTAAAAATATTTTTCTTAAACGGCACAATGAAAAATGAATTTTGAAACGGAAAGTATTTCTTCTTAATGATTTTTTCTTTTAAATGAAAAATGAATTTTGAAACGGAAAATATTTCTTCTTAATGATTTTTTCTTTTAAATGAAAAATGAATTTTGAAACGGAAAATATTTCTTCTTCTATAAATAAAACTTTATTTATAACGGAAAAGTGTTTATTTATTTTTCTACAAATGTAATTTTATTTCTTGAAACGGGAATTATATTTGATGTGAATTGTCTTTTTTTCCTATCCGGAGAAATATATTTTCTAACGGAATTATAGGTACTTTGAAAATCGATGACAGTGTGATATACGTTAGTATATCATAACGTGGAAGGGAATAATGACTCGTAAGAGTCATTGTGACATTTCTCTCTCTTTTATTTAGTATAATAGTTCTCTGTTTGGCTATTGGTAGGTAGTAATTCTTAATTCTTAATACAATACGCAAGTATCATGCCAAAACACAGGTTTTAGAAAAAAATATCAAAAATAATTTACAGCCTTTTCCACACCTTCTTTCCTCCATGATATCCAACACCTATTCCAACTCAATATTCCCCCTTATATATAAGGTATAGGAAAAGCACACGCCCCGACGATATCGACAAACTCTCCACAGTACCAAAAACAATCGATTTAAGGTATCTCCCGCTTCAAAACATGGTGTCACCCGTATCTGTAGTAGGTTTAGCTTCTTTAAGCCTGTAAAGCCCTTCAAAACACCCTTAAAAAGGAACAGCCTCAAAAACAACTATTTTAGATAATTTTCCCGTTCCTCTATTGACAGCTTAAGGTTCCTGTGATATAATAACGACGTAAAGAAAAAACGAGTAAAACAAAAAGAAAGGAGGTTCTGAAAAAGAAGAGTTGTTTTTGTTAATGAGTCATCATTAAAAGTTATTAAATCCCGAAATCCGATATGAGGTGATGCTGTTATGGATAGTTCATTAAGCGTAGAGAGTATTATGGAGATCATCAAATCCCGCAATTTCATTTCCACTGGAATGGCGGCGAAAGCATTGGGATGCACCACTCCGACGGTGAGACATTTAGTTGATGCAGGAAAGATCATCGCGACTAGATCATCCCGCTCCATAAAGATTCATTCACGATCATTGGTCAACTACATAAACAAAAACACCAACAAAGAGGTATGAAATGCCCCGTTCCGCAGTTTCATATTTAGAATGGCTGCATCTCGATCCCGCCACGAAGGAATGCCAATCCGCCAAATTGACGAAGAAGTTGAAAGAGATCAATGAGGCGATGACTATGAGAAGGAGGACGGACAAGGAGCTTACGAAGTGGATGCGGGACATTAGATGTCTTTTAGACAGCGTGGAGTATGATTCCGCATCCAAAGTTCTTGATTGGTACTCCACGGTTGTCGGAGGAAAGTTCATTCCCGTCATTCTTTGCGGAAAGAGTTTCTTGGACAAGTATGACAAGCTCGTAGCTTCCATGGATAGGCGTTCCGTATGTGGATTCGTGGAGTCCGACACAATTGATTTCGACTCTATGCAGGAGGTCATGGCGGTAAGCAGAAGGGGATGACATGGATTCGATAATAGAAAGCCTTTGCGAGTCTTGTGATAAGTTGGATAGGAAAGTACAAAAATATGAACAGTTGTATCATTCCGCCATAAATGAGTTGAACGACCTCCAAGGACAATTTAATTCCGTTTTTGTAGAAAAAACAGCTCTTTTAGAAGAAAAAGAAAAATTACTGATAGAGCTGCATAATTACAAATGCGAACTGGATTATTTTAGATGGTCTCTAATCAGGAAAAAACCTAAAAGAAAGGTGTGAGTATGGACACCACATTAGACGTGAAATTTACGAGTGTTTTTATTCTTGGCGAGGGTTGTGACAACTTAAACTTGCTACAGGAATTAAATGAGACCAAGGAGAAACTATTCCGTGCGAAAGCGGACTTGAAGCAGGAGCAAAGCAACTACAACAGCATAAAATCCCGCTTGGCGGCCAAATATGATGAGTTGGAGACTATTAAAATTGAGCTGGCGGATGCAAATGCACTGATAGCTGAGTTGTCCAAACAAATGAAACAATACAAAAAATCGAAAGTGTTTGATGAGACTGTGTGTAGAGGGTGTGGCGGAAAAAAGCTCCTTGATCAATTTTTGTGCATGCCTTGTTGGATAAAGTGGAATCAAAATAAATATGGTGAGTATTGATAGCCATGATGTTGATACGTGCATTGAGCAACATGCGGAAATAGGGGTGATAAATGAATGTAAGACAAATGTGTGTGTGGCTGTCAAAGTTTGAAGATCAAGACGCGACAGTGTTGGTAGTCGAGCACAGCTGGGGCTATTATGATCAAGGAGGAACTGCCACAATCGTTACGTTTGACCCTGAAAAACATGCAGACTATACCGATTTTCGGGAAAACCAATTTGTATCTAACGAACACAAAAACGGGAGAACTCTATTGCTGGGGGCGATTGACAAATGATCACTGAAATCCGTGGCAGATTTGAGTCAACGGGCGGGAATTGGATGGTTCAATTTGATGATTGCAAAATTGCAATCCAAACATCGTCAAAGCCAATTGACATTGCAGATGCCGAAGAGCTTGCAAACGTCATAATTTCAATCGCAAAACAACAGAAGGAAGCAACGAAATGAGCCACCATACACCGGGTTCATGGAAAATATCGCCACTTTTCTATGGATATCTAATATGTAACAATAATCTAGGTCGAATCATAGCGGAGCTACAGCCGGACAGTGTTTCAAAAATTGAATGCGAAGCAAATGCAAAACTTATAGCAGCGGCTCCGGAAATGCTTGAACTCTTGCAAGAGCTGCTCGAATGGTGGGATTACGACCAGTCTTGGAGGCCGGCGGATGAGATGAACTCAGTAAGGGAAATCCTCAAAAAAGTGAGTGAAGAATGATCACCGAAAACATCAAAATCGTGCAAGAGTATGAAATAGAATATTCCAACGATGAAGGGCGTAAATCTGCTATTGATAAGGCAAAAAAAGGAGCTATCGACAGCACCGTTTGCCTTACAAGCGGATCAATAGCGAGGATTAGAAAAATTGGCGGACCAATGGAGATGAAGAATGAAAGCGTTAATTGAAGTGACGAAAGTAATTGTTAACGAATCAACAATGTATCCTATTTGCCCTCAATGTGGACATCAAATAGAGCCGTGCGACATCCCAGACGATGACGAGTGGGTTGTCGAATGCGGCAACTGCGACTCAAGATACATAGCTAAAAAAGACACATCATACTCCACCGAACTGATTGAGGAGGTTCCGCAATGACTGAAGGAATTGATTTCAAGTTTTTGATGGAAAAAGGTTATGACGACCTAAAACCAACAAAAAAACATCGCTCCGATACAGGTTGGGACATCCGGGCAAAAACGGATGGATTTATCCACGGCGGATCGTTTGCAACAATAAAAACAGGTGTTTCCGTTGATTTGCCCAGTGGCTATGGAATGCAAGTCCGTGGGCGTAGCGGACTAGCTGCGAAAGGCGTATATGTTGCCATGGGCACGATTGACAATGGATACAAAGGAGAAATTGGTGTGAATGTTTTCACGCTTAATCCACGGGGGTTTTCTTGGGATCGAGGAGATCGCATAGCGCAGCTCGTCCTCGAAAAAGTGCTTGATTATGAGGATGACGATGAATCAGAACGTGGTGAAAACGGATTCGGAAGCTCGGGAATCAAATAGGTGTGGATATGAATTGTTGCCTGTGCGGAAAATGTGATTGCGATGATGATTGTATTCCGGAATTGATGGAAGAGGATGAAAACAAAGTGCTCGACAAGATCGACGAAGAGCAAGACGCTGTCGAATTTGAACTCAAACAAGTGTGGGGAATATGAGCTACATCGAAAACCTTTCAACGGAACAACTAGCGGCCTATCTGCATTCATTGGCCGACCTTGAAAACAGCCTTCCGATTGGAGCCAATCAGATGATCAAAGAAGCCGCTAAACGACTCGAAAAACAAGCACAAATGGAGGACGACGGGAAATGATTATTACGCCGATGCGTGAGATAACAAACGAGGAGCTGATAAAAAAACTGTGGACGCTGTCACACGAGGTTATGTATCCGAGCCAAGCACAGCTAGTACTTGAGGCAATTAGACGTCTTGACAACAAACAGAAGGACGATGAAAAATGAAAAACAATTACATGGCATTTGCTGAAAGCCTCAGAAAAGAAGCAGAGGGAATTACAAATAATGCGTTGTCGGAACTGCTTGATATTGCAGCAAATAAAATCGAGGCGTTGGCTGAAAACAATCGAGAGCTTAGGCACCTAATCGACGAACAAAACTTGAAAAAACATTATGAGGTGAAACATACATGAGCGACAAAATGTGGATGACAGTTCAAAAGATGGAAGAAGCGTTTTCAAGGTCTGCTTTTTATGGCCTTGGGTTGCCATACGGGAAGACATCAGAAACATCGTTCGATGAGTTTGATGCTAAAACAATGGAGAATGCAGCATCGATCTGCGCGCACAAAGGCAATGGTCATGAGTCTTTTACTGAAATTATGGGCATTACGTGGAACATCAACGCGCCACGGTATTTCTGGCAAGAGTTCGACCGCTACAGAGTAGGAGTATCCAAAATTTCGGAATCTACGATGCACACTATCATGCGCAGGCCATTAACGCAGGATAATTTTAACCGCAATATTCCGGATTCAATGTTGATAATTTTGAACGGCGAAATTCAATCAGGATGCGACATCGTCCAAGTAAAAAACATGCTTCCAGAAGGGTTTCTACAGCGTAGAGTTGTTTTTATGAACTATAGGGCAATGGCGCACATAATGCGCCAGCGAATGGATCACAGGCTTGATGAGTGGAAACTATTCATCGCCTCGATATTGACACATTCGAACCATCGGAATCTGTTAATGCTAATGGTAAACCAGAAAGAGGCTAGCAATGATTGATTAGGTTGTTCAGTTATTTAGTTGTATCTAAGATATGTGACTAACCCACCCCACCCCAATAGAGGATTTGTTCTAATGAACACCAAAAAAGCGTTGAATAAGTTGTATAATAATGTTTGTATGAAATGCATCCATGAGAGTGTGGACACTCCGTGTCCTCTCTATACATTGGTTTTTGAGAATGATAATGCCGGAATTTCTTCCACAGGACTGGATGATTTGTTCGCAATTTCGGATTGTTGGTGTGAAAGTACAGAAATTTGTGATATGTTCATTAAAAAGGATATTGACTTATGATAAACATCGAATACAAAGAAGATGGACACAGTGAAAACTATGAGACAAAAAAAACAGGGATATATAAAACCGTCCTTATATGTGATTGTTGCAAACACTCCCAAGAAGGGAGACAGAATATGTGGTGGCATTTAGATCGATATTTTGGTATAACAGGGCTTTTTTGTAGCATATGCTATGCTAAAGTATCCCATAATAGCTTTGGAGAACCTAAACACCCAAAAATATATGAAGACATACTTCAAAGATTCGAATATGATGATGACACTTCGAAATAAGGGTTTCTATGAAAAAACATGTTAAATGGGTTTCTGAAGATGGTCGTGTGGAACTTTATTGTGGGGACGCATTCGATATTCTACATGGAATGCGATCAAATTGCATTGATGCCATTGTCACTGATCCTCCATATATGCTGGAAGGACATATGCTACGACCAAAGGATAAGCAGCTTGCCTGCGACAGTCTAAAAGGAGCTTGGAATGAGAATGATCCTAGGGACACATATATTCACTTCAAGAGAATCTGCAAGGAATCATGCAATCTAGCGGTGTTCCATGACAGGAAATCGGAACCTCCCATTCCTCATTTTGAGGGATGGAACAATCACTATCTAGTGAAAAGTCAATTCTCTCCAAGATTCCGTGCTGGATTCTGTTCCGCAGTGGAAGTTTGCACAATCTATAAAAGGCCTAAGGTGAAATTGAAATGGTATGGAGCATCCAATGTTAAAATTCCAAACTATACTGTCTGCGGCGTGGACAAAGCCACTAAGCATCCAGCGGAGAAGCCCATTACCCTCATCAACAAACTAATCACATGTCTGACTGCCAAGGATGATGTGGTGCTAGACCCATTTATGGGGAGTGGAACCACAGGGGTCTCATGCGTGAGTCATGGAAGGAAGTTCATAGGAGTGGAGCTTGATCCAAAGTTTTTCGAGATGGCGAAGGAGAGGATCATCAGTTCAGGAGCCATAGGGGAGGGCAATTCTTGTGGACAACCCATTATCTTCGGAGTGTGAAGAGATTCCCACATGTCCAATATGCGGAGTGAATCCCTGCATCTGGGACAAAATTTTGGATGATTGGGCTTATTGTCTGAAATGTCAAACATCCGTCACCGCCAATAGACATGGTTTGATAGATGATAGTGTGCTTTCATCCGTAGGAATTCCAAGCAGATATTTCTCCGCCGATCTATCCGATTTCAGTTTGGAGGATATGGGAGGAATAAAAATAGACAAGGGCGTTTTAGTGACCGGGAAAGTGGGTGCTGGGAAGACTCATCTGCTATGTGCCCTGTGCAAGCATATGCTATCGATAGGAAAAGGGGTTCTTTTCATCCCCTGCACAGCTTTGATGTCCACTTTGAAGGAAAGTGGATTCAAAGGAGGAGAGGAGTATGTGGACAGGATAATCAAAGTGGAGTGTCTTTTCCTTGATGACTTCGGAACACAGGGTAATTCAGAGTGGGTGTATGGAATCTTCTATAGGATCATAAATGAGAGATATAATAGAAATTCATACACAGGATTCTCAATCAACGGCAATTTGAAGGATGTGTGCGATGACAGGATACGTAGACGCATAACAGAGATGACAAGGAGATTCACTCTATGAGTAGAAAGAAGAAGTGCCTATATTCCGTTTCAGTTATTTATCTTTTGGCTGAACACAGTTACATGAGATATCACTATATAGGATATTTTCAGTGTTCCAATGTGGATGAATTATTGAAGTTGACGGAAGCTGATATCTCACGCAGCCACGGAAAGCATATTGTGGAAAGCGCATTAACACTAAAGGTTGATATATGAAAGTTAGTTCCGACAAGGATCAGGTGCTGACTGGAATTCTATCCGCCTGCGTATGGTCGAAGGAATTCCTAGCTAAATTCACACGAGCGCATAAGAAATCGGAGTACTTCACCATAGGAGCCACTGGCACAGTCATTCAATGGTGCCTCGCATACTACAAGGATTATAAAGAAGCTCCAAAATATCATTTGCAGGATATCTATGAGAAGGAACTTCGAAAAGGCGCTATAGACAAGGGTGAGATGGAGATGGTGGAGACTGTCATAGCGGTGGCTATGATAGATCAAGAGGACAGGAACACCAAATTCCTTTTGGATGAAGTTTCCAAGTTGACTTCCATCTATGATATGAACGCGTTGAAGGACGAGTTGGAATATGCCATAGAGCGGGAGGATTTCAAGAAGGTGGAGGCTCTATTAGAGCAGAAGCGCAAAATAAACGAAGTGCAGACCTCTAAGAGCGTTGATCCGTTCAAGGACGACTACGCTATAGAGTGCGTCTTCTCGCAGTCCCAAGAGCCTCTATTCCACGTTAAAGGGGCTTTGGGAAATCTAATCAACAATCACTTGAAACGGGATTCCCTTATAGCTATTCTCGCCCCTGAAAAGAGGGGTAAAAGCCAATTGATGATGGAATTGGCTATGAGAGCCACAATGTCCCGCTGCAATGTCGCCATGTTTCAGGTGGGTGATTTGTCCGACTATCAATTCTTCCGTAGGATGTGGAGTTGGATGATAGGCAAGACGGCGGATGAGTGGAGGGTGGGAAAAGAAATTCAAATTCCTGAAATGGACTGTCTCCTCAATCAGAACAATACCTGCATACGTGCTGGAAGAGTCTCATGCGGACAATCTATTTTAGATGCCACAGGAAAACAAATTTCGGAACTTCCGGAAGGTTATGTCGCGTGCAAACGTTGCCACATGCGTGATTTGAGTTTCAAAGGAGCCGTCACCATGATTCCATCTGTTTTGGACAGTATGATCACGGAGGAGGACTGCATCCGATGGAGGAAAGTATTTCAATATAGAACGAAAGGCAGACGTTTCAAGGTGTCCACTCATTCAAACTCCACTGTGAATGTGGCTGATTTGAATAACATACTTCTCAAATGGAAGTATGAGGAGCAGTATGAACCGGATGTGATCGTCATTGATTATGCGGATATTTTAGCTCCTGAGGATTCCAAGAAGGATCAAAGAACCATACAAGATGAACGATGGAGGGCACTGAGAAGACTTTCACAGGATTTCAATTGTCTTGTGATTACCGCCACTCAAGCGGGTAGAAGCACATACACTTCAGATGTCGTGTCGGCATCTGATGTGAGTGAGGATAAAAGAAAGAATGCCCACTTGACTGGAATGCTAGGACTACATCAAGTCCCAGAGGAGAAATCCCATGGGGTGATCAGAGTTGGGTGGCTTATGCTCCGTGAAGGAGACTTTAACGAAAGCGAGCAAGCTGTGGTGTTACAGGATTTATCAAGAGGACAGGTGCATTTGGACTCATATCTAATTAACTACGAGGGAAAACCTCTATTTCGTTACTCTAAGACTATAACGGAGGATTCAGAGTGATTTTTGTCTATTTATTCCTGTTTTAGCTATTGACAGATAGCTGTTTCAGTGTTATAATTGTGTAGTTGAGAATAAAAAGGTTATTTAAGAAAGAAAAAACATGTGAAAGGAGTTAAGGTTTTTTCTTCCACGGTAGGAACAAACAATAAAATCATTGGGGTATGATCGTATGCAAATCGAAAAGAAGACACTACTAGACAATCTCACTAAAATCACCTCAGCTATCAAGGGGGCTCTGCTTTTGAGTCCCACCCATATTTATTCCGTGAATGGAGTGGAGGGCGTCGCATCCTTTCGGTTGGATATCGGTGTCGAAGGTGTAATCAAAATCGATGGTTCGAAACTTCTTTCCATCCTAAAGAAAATGCCGGATGACACTATTGATGTCTCCTACAATAAAGAAAAAGGAGAGGTTCTTGTCAAGAAAGGGAAATCCCGTTATGGATTTAAGATCATTGAAGGCACATACACCATTCCAAATAGTGAAAACAACACCAAACTGAAGGAATTCGACAAGGACTCCTTCGCTTTGGCAGTTGGAATGACTTCTTCAATCATGGTGAAGAAATTCACTTCGGCATTCACACCATTCGTTCACTACAATGGTAAATGCAAACGTCTTGAAGCTACTGATAGGCGGAAACTGCTTCTGTACAATGTGGATTTAGGAGATGAGAACTTTCTTGTTTCCGATGTGGTGTTCAATTCTTCATTGAAGACCAAGCCCGACACCATTGGCGTAAGTTCCAAATGGGTCACTTTATCCGATGGAGTAGTGACCACCATGATTATGAACTGCGCCTCTTCGAACACATATCCGGACTTCACTCCATTCATTGAGAAAATGGAACTTGAAAGCAAGTCCAAAGTGGTGTTTCCTCCCAACTTGGAGGAGATGCTTTCACGAGTCGGCGCATTTGGTTTGGATTTGAATTCCTACTTCGAATTCAAAATTGAAGATGGAGTGATGTCCTTGTCCGGAAACAGTGAATCAGCTTGGTTCGAGGATAAGGAGGATGTCGGAAACAGTGAGGATGTATGCTTCAAGGTGAATAGCGTCATTCTATCCAATGCTCTTTATCTTGGTGGTACAGCCGAGAAGTTCGAGAATAAAATCACGATCAAGGGCACTGATTGGATTTACATGACATCGCTTGCTGAAACTGAAACAAAGAATGAGAGGACGGAGATTAAAGTTCCTCCTCCGGATGTGGAAACTCCAGTGATAGAGGTGGTGGATGAGACAACGGATGTTCCGTTTGATGCGGATGAGACAAGTGTTCCAGAGGTGGAAGAGTCAGATGAGTGGAATTGAAAAGTAAAATTTAATGACAGGCTCCTTCGGGAGCCTTCCTTTTATAAAAGGTGGAGCAATGCTTTTCGAAGAAGCTGATGGAAATGTGAACACTCCTATGTGCTCTAAGTGCAAAGGATATTCGAATTCCAATTATTCTTATATGGAAATGATAGGAAGGGGAGACAAGATTCTTTTTGTCACGGATGATTTCAATAAGAATCCTAAAGAGTCGTGGCTGGCTCCTAGAATGGAAAGGTTCATTAAAGACATCTGCGAGGATTTGAAACTTAACTACAACACTGACTGCGGAGTGGTTCCAGCCTATAAATGCGACGGAAACGACAAAGGAGCCTCGTTTTGCCACTTTCCCGTGTGTAATATCATCCAATCCGCAAATGCCCGTAGCGTCGTTCTATTAGGCAAAAACGCCCTAGTCTCCGTTGTTGGAAGCAAGTGGAAACGGGACATAGGGGAACTTGACAAGTGGATTGGTTTCACAATACCTATTTATGATCGATGGATCATTCCGACATATAATCCATTTCAAGAGTATGGCAATGAATTTGTAATAGACAATCATGTTCCCACTAAAATTCTATTTGAGAACATCACTAAAGCGAATGATTATAGAAACCACCCCATAACAAGTGTGCAAAAAACTGCCAAAATCAAAATCTTGTCGGAAAATGAATCCGTCATTCTTTTGGAGTCCATGAAGGAGGATTGTCCCCTTTCAGCTTTCGACTATGAGACTACTGGGCTACGTCCATATAATAAAGGACACTCCATAGAGACTGTCAGCGTGGCATTCAAAAGAAAAGATGTTCTAACATCATATGCGTTCACTGTGTCCGATAAGAATTCCCAAGCAATTAAAGATTACTTGCAGAATGGAAATCTCAAGAAGATAGCCTCCAATATGAAGTTTGAGGACACATGGAGCAAAGTCATCTTCGGAGTAGGTGTGAAAGGGTGGGTTTTCGACACCATGCTCGCCCAACACATCATTGATTGCAGAGAGGGGATATGCTCTTTGAAGTTTCAAGCGTTCGTGAGATATGGTTTTGAGGACTATGAGGCGAAAGTGAAGCCTTTTCTCATAGCGAAAGATGCTTCCTCGTTAAACAATATCAAAAACTGTTCTTATCCGCTGCTGTTGAAATATAATGCCATTGACTCATACTTGGAATATGTGTTGGCGGAGGATATGATGAATGAACTGGGGGTGGTCATATGAATCAGTTGGATGCCTATAATCTATTTCATGAGGGGACTAAGGCTCTAGGAATAGCGGAGCGCAATGGCATGAGGGTCGATGTGAGGCTTCTTGATGCCACGATAGACAAGGAGGGAGGACGATGTTCCGTTATATCAAGTGAGTTGGATGCCATGGTGGAGGGTAGACAATGGAAGGAGAAGTATGGTTCAAATTCCTCCTATCTATCTCCGCAGCAGCTCACAGTCATATTGAAAAATTATGGTTTGACCATTGAAAAAGCGGATAAAGCTGTTTTATCTAAAATAGAATCTCCATTTGTAAGGAAGATTCTCGAACTCCGTAAAATATCCAAGATGATAGCCAGTCTGACAGGATTCAAGCGGGAAGTCACCAATGATGAAAGGATACACCCATCATTTCACCTTCATGGAGTGTCCTCATACCGTTCCAGCAGTTCCAATCCAAACTTTCAAAACATAGCTATTCGTGATCCCGAGACTGCGGAACGCATTCGAAGTTTGTTCATTCCCACAAGTGGATATAGGTTACTTGAGGTCGATTATTGTTTCACAGGAGACACACAAATTGAAACAACTGGTGGAAGGAAGACCCTCAAAGAAATAGTGGAAAAGCAAGATTTGTGTCATGTGTATGGATATGACAAGGATAAAGGAAGGGTGTGTGTATCTCGTATCATAAGAGCAGCTAAGACACAAACAAGCCAGCCTGTGTTTACTGTTACCTTAGACAATGGGGAAACTGCTAAAGCCACGGCTAACCATAGGTTCATGTTGAGAGATGGTTCTTATCGGGAGTTGCGGTCCCTTCGTCCTGGCGATTCCCTCATGCCATTTTATACCACCACACTGTCACAAACCAATATAAAAACTAAGTACAGATGGGTGTATTTGAATAATGGTGAAAAGATGAAAGCCCATAATCTTGTGGCTTTGGATGTTCTTGGATACACTATCAAAGGTTCTTATAAAATTGTGCATCACAGGAATGGGAATGGGTGGGATAATGATCCATCTAACTTAGTGGTGATGGACAGAAAAGAACACATGTCTATACATTCAAAACAAGGTTGGGAAAACACTAAAAATGGAGCAGAACACAAAAGACAGACTTATCAACGTTCGGCAGAGGGCAGAGCTGAACAAAGCATAAGAAGTAAAAGGATACATGATGAAACACCTGAGTGCATTAAAAGGGAGTGGTATAAACACATCTCAGAAAGCCATAAGGGTCTTTATGAAGGTTCTAAAAACCCCATGTATGGAAAAAAACACAAAATTGAGACAGTGGAGAAGATAAGAGCTACTAAAAAAAGACAGAACATAAAGTCTTTTTTAGGAAGAACCCATTCTATGGAGACACGTTTACTTTTAAGTGCAAAAAACAAAGGGAAAAAACTAACGGAGGTAATCAAACGCAAAATATCTGCTTCTGGAAAGGGTAGAATATGCAAGGAGGAGACAAGGAAACTACTACGAGAGAGGGTGTTCACTGAGAGTACAAGGATGAAAATGGGGAAGGGCATTAAAGAAAGGTGGAAAAAAGCCAAGACACACTCATGCCCTATCTGTAAAAAGGAATATAGGTCGCTAAGTGGAATTCCCTCTACCACACATTTACGTCATAAGCATGGTTTGACAACGGAAGAGTTCAAGGACACCTACAACCACAAGGTTGTTTCCGTTGATTTCTATGGTTATGAGGATGTTTACAATATCACAGTGGATAGGATTCATAATTATGCTTTGAAGGCAGGTGTCATTGTTGCTAATTGTGGAATCGAAGTCCGTGCGTCAACATTCTACAATAAAGACCCTGTGCTTATAAATTACATTTTGGACAAGACTACTGATATGCACAAGGATATGGCTTCCGAGTGCTATATGCTGCCAAAGGATAAAGTGACGAAGGAGATTCGTTACTGCGCGAAGAACATGTTCGTGTTTCCGGCTTTCTATGGATCATACTACAAGCAGATCGCCCCTCATTTGTGGAATGCCATTGGAGATATGAAACTAAAACTGTCCGATGGAACTGATTTGGCTTCCCATGTTGCGGCTAGAATAGGTGATCGAAATGATTTCATGGCCCACATACAAAAAGTGGAGAACGCTTTTTGGAATGATAGATTCAAAGTCTACACACAATGGAAAAAGGATTTCTACAGCAAATATTTGGAGAGGGGTTACTTCGACTCATTGACAGGATTCCGCTACAAAGGAGAGTTCAAACGGAATCAAGTGCTGAATTATGCGATTCAAGGAACGGCATTCCACTGTCTTCTATGGAGTTTCATCGAACTCACGAAGGAATTCATCAAGAATAAGTGGAAATCAAAAGTGATAGGACAGATTCACGATAGTATCATAACTGAAATCCATGATAGCGAATTCGAGGCTTATAAGGTGTTGATCAAAGACATCATGACTAGACGTGTGGTTCAGGCGTTTCCATTCATCAATGTTCCATTGGAAGTGGAGATAGAAGCCGCAGGGGTGGACGAATCTTGGCACAAAAAGAAAGCTGTCAAGTGATATTGTCTAAAAAATATCGAAAATAAGCGGTTTGCCCTATTGACAGATAGGGAAAAGTGACTATAATTAGTATACAGCAAGAAAAAAGGAGCTTGACAGGTTCGGTTTCGTGTTCAAAAGCTGTAAAATAAAATCGGAGAAATTATTGTGGAACTCTACAGGTTGTACCGTCCAAACACACTGGACGAAGTAGTCGGAAATGACAATGTTAAAAATCAACTCAAAGGCATGCTTAAAAAAGATTTCGTGCATGCTCTTCTTCTCACCGGGCCTAGTGGATGTGGAAAAACCTCTCTAGCCCGCATTCTCCGCAATGAATTGAAATGCCATGACAGCGAGTTCATGGAGATCGATGCGGTGGACGCTAGCGGAGTGGACAGCATTCGTGAACTTCGTGACGGACTACAATATCCTCCTATGTTCGGCAGCGTGAAGGTTTACCTGCTGGATGAATGTCACAGAATGTCCACCACAGCTCAAGATTGTCTTTTGAAGTGTCTTGAGAATGCTCCCTCATATGCCTATTTCATCCTTGCCACAACCGAAAAGAACAAACTCATTCCTACTTTAAGGAATCGATGCGTGGCCCTTGAGGTGTCTTTGCTCGATAATGATTTGATTGCGAAGAAGATTCTATGGCCCATCGCTAGAAAGGCTGGATTGAATGTCGAGAAGGAAGTACTCTTGGCAATTGGTGGCAACTCCGGGGGGAGTCCTCGCAAAGCTATCTCCGTCCTTGAACGAATCGCAGCATTGCCAAAAGAGCAGCAATTGTCAGAAGCCAATAAAGGAAATGACGATGAGACCCCTCAAGATATCCGAGAGCTTTGTCAGACGTTGCTCAAAGGCGGTTCTTGGGGTGCTGTGTCTAAAATGGTTAAAAATATAAAAGAGGAGCCGGAAGCCGTACGGAGAATGATTCTAGGATATATGTCCGCCGTTCTTTTGAATGGAGTCAATCCAAGAGCGCATCAAATTATGCTCTGTTTCGAAAAGAACTACTATGACACTGGTAAGGCAGGTATGACAATCAGTTTCTATGAGGCTGTCGGGAGTTCCAATGAGTAATGAGAAGACAAGGTTCGTCAGATTCAACACACAGTTCGACACGACGATTAAATTGTGGGGTAATAAGGAAAACATCTTGAAGACTCTAAGAGAAGTTTTTCTTTTCGACAAAGTTTCGGTGGAGACAATCAGTAAAAAGTTTGATGATTATGATGCTGAATTGGAAATTAACATCAAAACAGAGGACGATTTATGAATTCCAGTATAATCTCCTCCACAGGGGAGGAAGAAGATGTCAAAAAGTATTTGGAGATCGATGAGTTCAACTTGGATCGTGAGTGGCAGACATATCCCGCTAAATTCATGGAGGTTTGTCAAAAATCATTGGACTCCCAGCAGGCTTTCAATGATGCCAAGGCTCTTTTGGAGCGGGACACGGCGAAGTATCAGATGGATATCCGTGAGAACACTAAATGCTATACTGCGAATCCTAAGTTGACTGAGACGCTGATCGAGGCTATCATAGCTTTGCAGTCTAGGATTCAAAACTTGAAAAAAGATTTGTTGGAAAAACAGTACATTAAAGATCGTTATGGTTTTCTAGTAAAAGCTATGGAATGCAAAAGGAAGTCCTTAGAGAATATGGTTCACTTGATGGGACTGCAATATTATTCAGAACCAAAACAAAAAGGGAGTGATGTGAAATCTGTTGCTGTGAATCAAGAAATGAGGAAGAGTTTCAAGAGAAGTGTGGAAGAAAGTGTTTTTGTCACAGAAGAAGCCAATCAAAATGAAAGAGGTGAATAATGGGTTCCGACATGATTATCAGCCGTTCACGCATTGCGGATCGTATGGGTCGCTGCGCAAAAGCCAATAAAAGCGGCAATCTGCACTTTTGCCCTCCATCCGGAGTTGAGGTTTGGTGTCCAACAGAGGAGAAGGACTATCGCATTAACATTATTCCATATCTGATCACTAAGAAAAACCATCCGGATGGCATTCTTTCCGGCGAGGAGTTTCAGATCGGTGAGGATTGGTATCGCCGTCCGTATGGAATCCACTCCAAAGTCGGAGGAATCCGTGATGTGATCTGTCCTTTGGTCACGTTCAAAAAGCCGTGTCCTATCTGTGAGGAGGTGTTGAAACTAAGTTGGAATGACGATGCGGAATTGATTCGCACTCTGCGTCCAAAACGTATGATGCTTTACAATCTGTATCATCCAAAGCAAAACACATATTCCATCTTCGATTGGAGCAAGACAAAATTTTCAGATGTGTTGGAAGGGGAGCTTCTGCGCAATAGTGACAAAAGTCTTTCCAATTTCGTTCAATTGGAAGGTGGGATGACACTCACCATTCGCTCAATTCAAAAAGTGTTCGCCGGACAGAAGTTCTTCACTATCGACCGCATTGATTTCTCACCTTCCCCTAGGGACACATATCCGAAATCAGTGCTGGAGAATGCTCCAAAGCTGGATGATGTATTTACGGAGATGCCATATGAGGATATCAAGGAACTGTTCATGACCGGGAAAAAGCAGTTGAAGGACAGAATCGAGGAGACGGAGGAGACACACACACCAGTGCAGACAAGAATCAAGCAAGCCTCCGTTAAGAGTGTTCAAGATGATGATGCTCCACCCGTCCGTCCTACACGTCCTATTAAGAGCGTGCAAGAGGATGACGACGATGATGTTCCGGTAGTGAAGGCCAAGCCCACTGTCAAAAAGCCACAGTTTGAAGACTCCCCTTCTCTTCCGGCTCCTACAGATGAAGAATGGAATGATTGAGAATTGATAAAAAGCGTGAAAGGATAGTCACATACCTTTCACGCTCATTCAACTTAAAAAGGATATTTTCAATGTCTCTTAAAGTATTTCAAGTTCATGTTCACTACCACTACATTTGTCTAGCAGAGGACACTGAACAGGCTAAGGAGTTCTATAAAGAGGCTTCCCGTGATCTAGGAACATCTAATAAGGATTTTATCTTTTCCCCTGTGGAAAGCATTGAAGATGTTTCTAAGACATATTTAATGTCTGGATACATGCCTGAAGACTATATCTATCACAGATTCCGTTCAGAGAATGTCAAACTAAAAGATTCCTTCTCATTTATCGAGAAGAAGAACAAAGAAGGAGATGTCAAATGTTAATTCCCTTTGAGCTTTTTGATGGGTCGATTGTTTGGTTGAAACCCACTAAGAAGACTATGGTGATCATGGTGTGCCTGTGTGATGGTTTATGGGAAACCCATTTGGATAATCAAGGAGATAGTATATATACTCTTTGCAAAGGAGAAAAGAAAACAAATGCTTTCAGAATGGCCCTAAGCGCAGTGGAAAAAATCAATATGTGCTTAGAATGCAAAGGAAATAAAAATGCTTGAACTATCCACTGGATCGACACTATTCAATTTGGCATTGTCCGACAATGCTTTGACAGGACTCAAAACGGGAAAGATGATGAATCTTATCGGGGACTCATGCGCTGGAAAATCTTTTCTGGCTTTGACAATTCTCGCCAAGGCGTGTTACTCTAAGAAGTTTGACAAATACAAAAAATACTATGATGATGTGGAGTCCGCATGTGAGTTCAACATGTTGGATTTGTTCGGTGAGAAAGCTGAAAAGGAAATAATCTCTCCTTATGAGGATTCCCCTTCCAGCGAAACTATTGAGCAGTTCTACTATAATATTGACACTTTGCTGGACAAAGGAGAGCCATTCATCTATGTCCTCGACTCTATGGATGCTCTTACCACCAATAGTGAATCTGAATTGTTTGATGATAATAAAAAGGCTTTTGAGAAGGGAACACAAACGAAAGCCACTTATGGAGATGGCAAAGCGAAGCAGAATTCAGCAAATCTACGAAAGATCGTGGGACGTTTGAAGGAGACGGAATCAATACTGATTATCATTAGTCAGACAAGGGATAATATTGGTAATGCATATGTTCCCAAGACAAGGGCGGGAGGAAAAGCCCTTAAATTCTATGCTAGCTGGGAAGTGTGGGTGTCCGTAGCGGAAAAACTTAAAATGAAAGTCAACGGCAAGGATAGAATCATTGGTATCAATGCTCTATTGAAAGTGGCTAAGAACAAGGTTACTGGAAAGTATGTGGATGTTCAAGTTCCCATTTACTATTCCTGCGGGGTGGATGATGTGGGTTCCATGATCGATTGGATGGTGGCGGAGGGTGGTTGGTCTAGTAAGACTGGTTGGATTGAATCGCCATTTGGAAAACATCGAATGGACGCTCTTGTCGAACACATCATAGAGACTAAAAAGGTGAAGGAATTGAAACTTTTAGTGCAGGAGGCTTGGACGGCCATTTGGGAAAAATGTCGTGTGAATAGGAAAAGTTCTTTGGAAGAGATCGAATAAAAACTAAAAAGGTGAATCCATGCAGACGCTTGTAAGGAACAATCTACTTGAAATTTCAGTTACGAAGACAGTTCAGGACAATCAATTCGAACCATTCTCTTTTTCCTTTAAGCAGACGTTGAACATTGAGGGTTTGACAGATCAGGAGACAGTAATCGGAATGGCTTCCGTAATTGAGGATTCCTTAGAGAGTCTGTCGGACAAAGTATTCCGTCAGAGATTGGAAAAGTCCGATAAATGGTATGGAAGAACAGAATAATAGGATACTACAATGAACAATTCCATCTATATTAAATACTGTGACAGAGGGGTGTGGATCAATAGAAGATTGACTTTCATCTCTCTCGCCGTCAAAGCCTCATTTGAGAAATTCCTTCGAGAGTGTGAAGTCATCGAACTTAAAAACGGAGGAAGGGGAATGCCTGATTCCGGAGTATTCAACACAATGGTTGTTTGTGACACCTATGATATCCCAAAGGAGGATTCCAATGGCTAAGGGAGCTTCATTCGAAAGGGATTTCTCCAAGAAGCTCTCTCTTTGGTGGACGCATGATGAAAGAGATGATGTGTTTTGGCGCAGTCAGGCTAGCGGAGGAAGAGCCACCATAAGGAAACGTTCCAATAAGACGTTGGATGGACAGGAAGGAGATATCTGCGCCACTGATCCTATTGGAAAGCCTCTTTTAGATAGGTACACCATAGAATTGAAGTGTGGATATGGCCCTTGGTCTTGTTTGGATTACATGGAGACAACACAAAAAGATTCCGTGTTTATGCGATTTGTCAAACAAGCCAAGGAACAAGCCAAGCGGGATTGGATGCTTGTTTACAAAAAGGATAGACATACACCAATGATCTGTGTGGATAGGATGACATATATCTCTTGGTTGTCCTATTTCTTTGAGGTGGAGATTCCACACGCATCGCTTTACCACATGTCTATTGGCAATGTCACTGTTTTTCCTCTTTGGTATCTGTTCAACACAGATTCGGAAGCATTCCGTCACTTTCTTAAAATGGATGAAAGGTTTTTGAAATGTCAACATCACTAGAGCAGACCATTGAATATTCAAAGAAGCTACATTCCGATGCCATGTATAATAGAAAGGTTTTTGAGGAAAGGGTGGTTCTCATTCTTAATTCCATTGAAACCATGTTGTTTGAAAAGAATAGACTATATGGCAATTCCGCTTTGGAGCCACTACGAATTTTTTCCAAAGCGGATGCCAAAGAGCAGATAAAGGTACGAATAGATGATAAATTATCCCGTATAGCGAAGGGAACTAATGACAATGAGGATGCTGTGATGGATTTGATTGGTTATCTAATTCTTCTTAAATTGTCTGATTACTATCAGAATAATAATGTGAAAACACTAACACAAGATGCTTAGAGATATTTATGGGCTGTAGTGTTATTTTTAGTGGGTGCTCCGTCAAACAAAGCGATGGAGTTATTGTTCCAGTCAATCCAAATCCATGCAATTTCACTATTAAATGGATGAGAATCAATGTTGATTTCCGGGAACCAATGAAACAAAGTTTTTGTTAAAATTACAAAGTATATAAAAGGGTTGGTTATGTTAAAAACCATACGACTAAAAAACTTTCAATGTCATAAAAATCTGTGTCTTGAATTAGATAGAGGGGTCAATACGATCATAGGCTCCTCCGATTCAGGGAAATCCGCCGTCATTAGAGCATTGAACTGGGTGGTGTTCAATCGTCCCGGCGGGGATGCTATGATCAAGCACAATACGGATGAATGCAAAGTAGGGCTTTTCTTCGATGAGGGAAAGGTAGTCAAGACCAAAGGAACGAAAACCAACAAGTACACAGTCAATGATGTTGAACTTTCCGCAGTAGGGAGAAATGTTCCTGATGAGGTCTCCCTAATTTGTAATTTGGATGAGGGAAATTTTCAAGGACAGTTCGATGCTCCTTTCCTTTTGAATGAGTCTCCCGGGGCTGTGGCCAAACGAATCAACAAAATAGCTAACATCGATCTGATAGATACTATGATCTCCTCTATCAGTTCGGAAAGGAGGGTAATCAATGATAGACTACAATCTAATACCGATGGACAACGAGACATTTCCCGAATACTACAGGCGCATGAAGGCGTGGAGAAGTTTGACGAGGAGGTTGGAACTCTTAATGTTCTTTCTAATACCCTATCTGAAAATGAGAAGACGTATAAGGAGCTTCTCAACATACATAGGAAAAGCTCTTCAAAGAAGATAGTGGATAGTGTCCGTTCCATGTTGACTAAAACAACTGGAATGAGGGCCTCTACGGACGATTTGATCAAAGAGCTAGACGAGACACGGGAATTGATTTCCTCCGTCTCCACGGCGATTAAAACGGCTTGGAAAGTCAAGCAGTACTTTCCACTGAAAACCGTAAAGGAATCCTATGGTGAAATGAAGGATTTAATAAGTCAACACACATTGAAAAAGGATTTCATTGATTTTTTGCGAACATCTATTGAAAAGAAAGGTGCTTGTGCTAAGTTATTGTTAAATATTAAAAATGAAATTGAAACGCTTAGGAGTGAAACTTCTTTTGAAGTGTGTCCTTTGTGTGGAAAAGAGGTTCAATGAAATTACTGCTTTGCGCCGATCTTCATTTAAGGGACACTACTCCCGCTTGTAGAAAAGACAATTACATCAAAACGATGGAAAACAAGTTGGATCAGATGGTCAACATCCCACATGATCATATAATCTGTGCTGGGGATGTTTTTCACAAGTGGAACACCTCCGTATCCACTATTCAACGATTCCTTCGCATTCCCCACATAATTTCCATCTTTGGGAATCACGATCTACGATTCGATGATATGATGTCCAGTTCCGATACTGGTCTTGGTTTGATCATGGAAATGAACACTAAGTTGAAGGAATATACGATCTTTCCAAACAGGAAGGCGTCTATAATCTTAGATGAAGTAAAAATACACATAGAACATGTAATGATATGGCATAAAGAACCTCCATATCCAGGATGCACAGCCTCCAATGCGGAAGATTATATGGACAAGATAGATGCTGATATCATTGTCACTGGGGATAATCATAAGACATTTGTAGTGGAAAGAAATGGTAAGATTCTTTTTAATCCCGGCTCCCTATTAAGAAGCACAAGCATTCAAAAGGAGCACAAACCCTGTGTGTTCGTCTATGACACTAAAAGGAAGAGTTACGAAGTTCACTATCTTAAAATCGAGGAGGATGTATTTTTAGAGGACAAGACATATGAATTTCTTTTCTCCTCCTTCGTCAATAGCATCAATTCCGTAGAGTGGGATGTGGAGATAGATTTCGAAAACAATCTATTGATGCTCATTGGAATGGACAATGTGAAAAAGAGTGTGGCGGATAAGATTCGTAGTATGCTTAAACAGGCGAAAGAGGGGAAGTGAGATGGAACAGAAACTTGTTGAAAAGTATATGAAGATGAAGAATAGATTGGATGTCTTGGAACGGGAGCAGTCCAAGAAGGAAATTGAAATGGAGATGCTCAAGGATATGTTATTGAAGCAGTATGATATTAGAATAAATGAATTGGAGACTGTGCTTTTCGAAAAAGAAAAAGAGTTGAAAGAATTAGAGGAGCGGATTGAAAATGGAATCAACAGCATTGAAAAGCAGGTCGGAAGCATTGAGGAAGAGGTGCGGAAGATTGGTGTCCAATAAGGAACACTATGAGACGGAGCTTGATAGACTGATTCAGTATGGAATCAAATTGAATCAGGAAAAAGAGGATAACATAAATTCATTGGATTTGGTGAGGCTCACAGCGCAGAAGACACAGTTTGTTTTAGAGAACAGCATCAAAGCGGTGTCCAATTCCGCATTGAAATGCGTTTTTGGTGATAAGTACGAATTAGGAATGGATTTCAACCTCAAAAGGAATTCCAATGAGATTGATATCTATCTTTTGGAGAAGGGAACTAATAACAGAGTCAAACCTACGGATGCTTGCGGAGGGGGTGTAATCGATCTATTGTCCATGTCTCTTAGAATCACTATGTGGACGCTAAAACGACCAAGGACGCGTCCGCTGCTGATTCTTGATGAGCCTTTCAAATTTCTTTCTAGGGATTTGAAGCCTTTAGCCGCTGAAATGATTAAAAATCTATCGGAGTCCCTTAAAATACAAATGTTGATCGTCTCCCATGAGAAGGATATCATCGAGTGTTCCGATAAAGTGTTCGACTTAACTCAAAATAAAAAAGGTGCTCCAAATGATAATTGAACAACCACGAATCACTGTTCTCGCTAGGGGAGTGTATCCGGATTTGATCAAGGAATATGGGGAGAATAAGTTTTCCCGTATTGTTAAAAATAAAACTATCTTGGACGTGTGTGATGTCAGCGTCGATTTATTAGGTCTTCCAAAGATTGTCAATGTGGAGCTTCTAGCGTTCGAATGCGGAGGTAGGGAGACTAGGGATGGAAGGGCTTGCTGCGTGTCCGACACAGCCGGAAACAAGGCATTTCCATTTAAGATAGCTAGGGATATCAACGGGATTCAAGGATACTTTTGTTTCTATGATTCCTGTCTATATGCGACTTGCGATCTAGCCCTTCGTAGGACGGACATTAAAATGTACAGGATTTCGTTGTATGGATGCACAGCGGAATTGGAAAGTCATACCGTTTGGGAGGGTAATCTGCGAGAGAGGTGTCTTGAGGACAATTATGTTCCTTTGGTCAATGCCGTAAGGCAAAAAGCACAGACTCTGTACTGCACGAAACTGCACTACAGTCTCAATAAAGGAATCAAAAAATGAAGGATGAATTGGAAAGGGCATTGATTGACAACATAACATATTGGAATGAGGAGATGGGTTATAGGGCTTTGTGGAAAGCTATGGAGTTTCTTCAATCTCCTCGTTCCAAGGATTCCTTCAAAGGAAAATATGAATCATTCAATATTCGAGACGATAGAAAGAAAAAAACCAAAGGCATGCTCTCATGTGCTGAACTGTGTGAGAAGTATAACACTCCTCCACATCGTTTGTCCTTCATTCTAAGAAAAAATAATTTGAAAGGACACATTCAAGGCAAGTATCGGATGTTCGATAAAGAGACAGAGATGGAGATAGCTAAAATAATTCACACTATGGCGGAAAAGAAGAAGAACGTAAAGAGAAGAGCAATCAATACAAACCCAAAGTATTAAGCCATGTTTACCCTCGACTCTACTATAATGACTTCCAAAGGAGGTATTCCAGCGAGTGATATCTCTTTGGACACGAGAATATATCTGGGAAGAGGGGATTTCCACAAACCAATCAAAATAAATAAAATAGATTTAACCACCTTTTTCATCGTGAGGTGTCATGGAGGCTATGAGATAAAAGTTTCGGAGGACACCCACTTTAAAAAAGAAAGACATTATAGACCACTAGTGTGGCTGCATCATGATGCTAGACTAGGAGTTTACGATGGTGTTCACAGCAGTCTCTATAGAAAACTATTGAATATAGAAGTCGTAGACACGAAAACCACATTCATCCAGTTGAAATTCAATTTCACGAGAGGAATAAATGTGATCGTAAACAATTTCTATATTCAATTAAGTCCTCATCCGATTTACACGAAAGAGAAAAGTCTTGTTAGAAAATACACGACTAAAGACTTGAAAAAAATATTGAAAGAAACAGCTAGTTAGACATTTGTCTTCCTATTCTTCGTCGTAGGAGTTTCATTATAAGCATCCCTTCTCCTTAGTCTCGCCGTCTCCGTTGCGATGTAATCTTGTGTGCCTTTGATTGCTGCCATATCAATTTTCATCTGTGAAATGGTGCCGCTCAAAGTTTTTATTGAATCGCTGGAAAGCGTTTGCTCTATCTTACAAATCCTTTGTTCACAGTTAATTCGATGGTCTGCAAATTTTGTTTGCATGTCATCGAAACGCTTCATTATTCCGTCATACCAACGCTTCCCAAGATAACCAAGTGCAAAGACAATCATGGCAGGAGTCGAGCCTCCTTTAAGAATCATCTCCAGTATCTCTATTTCATGCGTCGGCATCAAACACCTCCTCGTGGGTTAGCTTACTCAGCGTGTCCGGCTGGAGGTGGCGCGTTCGGATCGACTGGGACTGGAAGCGGGTAATTCTTGGTCGGGTCTCTTTTGTATGCCTCGTGCAAATAGGCCGATTGAATCATTCCAAACAGTTGAGCATAGCTTACTTTCGTTTCAGTCGGCTCCAGTGTTGATGGATCAAAAATTGGAAATTCCTCAGTCATATCTGGAGTAAAATTGAATCCCGACAAATCTTTGTAAAAATCTGCATCATCCTGCGCGACGTTGGCATATTCGCGCTCAAGGCAATCCACCGTCCAACTCGCCATTGATTTGCCAGAGCGACGAATGCCGAAATAACGGGCTGTCATCTGCGGGATAGTGTTGTCTGAGTAGTTCATTGTTTTCCTCTTTTTTATAATTTATTGAGTGTGCCGCCAAGTAGCAGCGGCGTGGGGAAATTAAGAGACGCATGGGATATGGCTCCATCGTATATCCGCGCCTGCGATGCGTAGAATGGCACGCAGAACACACGCCCGTCGGGCAGCAGGACGCCGCCAATGTATGCGTATGAGCCCGGCGCGGCACCAACGTCGGTGGAACCGCCTGACCCATCATATATCCTTGCCTGCGTTGCGTTGAATGGCACGCAGAACACACGCCCGTCGGGCAGCAGGACGCCGCCATAGTATGCGTATGCGCATGGCGCGGCACCCACGTCGGTGTAACCGCCTGCCGCATCGTATATCCGCGCCTGCGTTGCGCTGTGTGGCACGCAGAACACACGCCCGTCGGGCAGCAGGACGCCGCCAACGTATGCGCCACCGCCCGGCGCGGCACCAACGTCGGTGAAACTGCCTGCCGCATCGTATATCCGCGCCTGCGTTGCGTTGTATGGCACGCAGAACACACGCCCGTCGGGCAGCAGGACGCCGCCAAAGTATGCGGCACCGCCCGGCGCGGCACCAACGTCGGTGAAACTGCCTGCCGCATCGTATATCCGCACCTGCGTTGCGCTGTGTGGCACGCAGAACACACGCCCGTCTTTC